CCGGTCCTGTTGCGGCAGGGCCGCACGCGCTTTGGGATGAACAAGCGTTATTCGTCGGACGCTGACGCTCTCAACGTGTCCATGGTCGATGGCGTCGCCGCGATCGATATGGCCGTGGCGGTCCCGCGCTGCCCTCCGGGCGGCGTGATGATGGTCGTCGCGTATATCGCGCCGGAACAGCTTTTCGAACGCCAGATGGACCCATATCTGGCCGCTGAAACCGCCGACGATCTGCCGTCCTTCATTGAAGACCATCTCGACCCTGAGTTTGTCGAGATCGTCCCGAACCAGTATATCGATCAGGATCATGATGAGCCTGACGATATCTATGCATATGGTCCCGGCAACTTTATGTGGAATGATAACGGTCCCGGCATCGGCGGGCGTTTCTTTCGGCCTGAGGTCGATGCGGGCTATGATGAGGACCGCAACGCGCTCTGGGCCGTTGAGACCCAGAACCCGCGTCTGACCAAGGACGCGTATCTGGTCCCGGCTGACATTCACTTGAAGCCGTTCTGGACCTCGACAATCGATCCGTTCGATTGCATCACGTTGGGCCGTGTGATTATCAACGGTCTTACGCAGTTCGGACCCATGCTCATTGAAGCCCTTCCGGGTGAAAGTGACTACGATGCGATCTTGTCGCAGGTGGATCAGGGCCGAATTGACCGCCAGCCGGTGCCGGTGAATTCATAATGTGGCGCGTACTGTATTACTGCGCGGTGTTTAGCTTCTTGGTGATGCTGTACACCCACATGGAAGCGTTCGCCGCAAACATCGCTCTTTAGAGCGATCAGAGCGCGGAGCGCGGCACCCCCTTGAGTACGGGGCCGCGCCCCGCAGCGGTGCTTAACCGGCGACGGTTTCGCACCCGCAGACTTTTACTCCCGCCTCGTGACAAAAAAACCTATCTCCGCAAGCCCTAGACATCGTCCAGGGCGCGGCCACAACGGTCAAGAAAGGACCTGCTATGAAACTTCTTAACGATGCACACCTCTGGGCAGTCGTTCCAAAAGGCATCTCTGAAAAGTTCCCGTCGCCAAATGCAAGGCGTGTGGAATTGCACGTCAATTCCTCACACCCTGTCCGCTGGTTCATCGAATATTTGATCGATGTTGATCCGGTGGGCCGTCCAGTGCCAAAGGGTGAGAGATTTCTCGCCAAAACTGACGGTCTCGATAAAATCGTGTTCGTCACGCCGGGGCCGTACCGGATATGGCATATGGAGGATGAGGCCCATGTTCTGCTCTATACCCGCGATGGCGCTCTACAACACAGAGAGGCCATTGACGAGGAAATCTTCACGCGGTATCACGAGGGGCCAATTAAGGACCCGCAAATCGCGGCGATCGAAGAACGCATGTTTGCTGGCATGCAGCGCCGCTTGAAGATGATGGAGCTAGAGCTTGAAAGAAAATACGCTCAACGGTATGACGGTGCACCAACAGATAATAATGCATCTGACCAACAGGCAGCCGATTTGGGAGCCGCCCAGCCAGTACCATCCGAACCCGACGATAGCGTCGATGATGAAGCTGCAAGCTGACGTGTCTGATATCGACACAGGCGAAGTTCCCCGCGATAGTCGCGCGGGGGACATGCAGGACGCGTTGCGCTCCTTGCAGGACTTCGACCGTTTAAAGGGGCGGATATACGAGGAACAACAATGGCGCGCTAACCGTGAGGGGGCGCATCTACTCATACTCGAGTTTGAGAAGGCATTCATAAAGAGGCTGGAAAGCCTCGGACTGCCCTTCTTCGCACACTGCGTCGTGAGAACGAGGCAACAGCAAAAGAAAGAGTTTGAGGAAGGCCATTCAAAAAACGATGGGTCAAAGCCGTTCCCGCACGACGGGACGGCTGTTGATATCATCCATAGTAAATACGGATGGAACCTCTCAAAAGACCAATGGAAAATAATCATCCACATTGGAAAAGAGGTTGCAAAAGTGCGCGGCATCGATATAACTAATGGCGCAGACTTTAAGGGTCTGTACGATCCTGCCCATTGGCAGTTAACCGAATGGCGAGAACGCCAAAAGGAGTTATTGCGATGACGAAGCTTAATCAGAAAAGCCGCCTTCTCATCAAAGGCGCTATCAACCAGTTGCAACTGTCCATGATCGATCCAAACCCGATCCATGCGCTGGAAATGGCGCGTGGACAGATCAGCGCCGTTATTGTCGAAAGCAATCCGGTGGCCTTCGGTGGTGCCGAGGACAAAAAACCCGCGTCCAAATAAAACTGGACGCAGAAAAAAGCCCCTAGAGAAATCTAGGGGCTTTTTTCGGGCCTCACTCTCCCTTGAGTAAATATGCAGATACTGACTAAGACCAACGGACACAGGAGAAAACGACATGTGCTTAAATCCTACAATGTTGCCAAATGGCCAGTTGGTCGCATGTCGTATCTGCAATCTCTGCAAGGATAACTACACGAAAGACTGGGTAGGTAGGTGCCTTGCAGAAAGCAGAACGTCCGTAGCGACGCATAGCGTTACGCTGACATACGGACGGGATGCTAATGGAGTGGACCGCCACGAGCGGGCCACGGTCCTGACGTACTCTGACGTGCAAATCTGGTTGAAGCGCTTGCGCAATAACGGCTATCCATGCCGGTACCTGATTGCCGGAGAGTACGGATCAGAAAAGGGACGTGCCCACTGGCACGGTATCATTTTCTGGAAGGACAAAGTTCCGCCGATCAAAATGTACCAAAGGTACTGGGACGACATGTGGACCCACGGACACATGGTATGGAAAAGGCCGGAACCATCGCACGTCAAATATTGCTGCAAGTATATCCGCAAGGATGTTGGTGACAAGCAAGCGCAAAGCAAGTTTGTGTTCTCAAAGGTCCCGCATATTGGGGCCGTATATTTTGAGAACAAGGCGAAAGAAATGGTGCGTCGCGGACTAGTCCCGAACGATCCATACTATACTTTCCCAGAGGCCAAGATGAAAAACGGTAGGCCGGTAAAGTTCTATCTCAAGGACACGGCACGTGATAAATTCCTTGAGGCTTGGTGCGCGGCCTATCAGGAACGCCACCCCGGTAAGCATTACCCGGAAAGTGAGTTCCTCAACGAGTGGCTTGATAAAAACAACCCATATGTGGGGGACGTGGATAAGTGGCCACGGAAGCCAATCGACCTCGAGGCAATAGAAGCGATGCACGAGGACCTCGAGAAAGCCGAGTATAGAAAGGCCCATTATGAGTGGCATTTCGGCGGCGACATGCTAGGGTGGGATCGTCCAGATTGGACACCACCCACGAACGAAGGATTTCCCGGAGATGAGTAAAAGAGGACGAAAAAGAAATGATAGCACTGTACAGAGACAGGGACGAAGCGGATACCAGCCCGCAAAGGCCAGAACCACAAGCCCTAGACAGCGTCCAGGGCGTGGCCCGGACGTTTCAGCCAACCCGGCGACGAAACGTGATACGATGCTCAATCGAGTGGCACAGGCTATCGCCGACGGAGGTCGGCAAAATAACAAGTGGCGTGAGGTCAATGCTAGCTTACGAAGCGCTGCGCCGGTACTACCAGAGCAGCATACACGAGCGGCCACTATACGTCCCGGACGGGTGGCGCTAAAGGCCAAAACACAGAACCCGAAAACAAAACTAGCGAACCCTGAACACATGAAGTCGCCGGAGGCGCGGGAGCATAAAAAAAGGGTCTGTAAAAAAAGGCCGGAGGGCCACCATCCCCGCAGAGCGGGCGGCGGGGCGTCAAAAGATTGGGTGCCGTGGTGCTAGGGCACTAGACACAGGCACCCAAATCTGAAACAAGCAAATCACCACATGAAAGGGGGTGATTTGAATGGAAATGGAAGGGTTTGCCGGTGTCATTGTTGAACTGGTAACGCCTCCGCTAAAGCGGTTGGGGACGGTCCTTGGGACCGTACTCGTCACGTATGGGGTAGCTGCTGAACACGCTAATCTCGTCGTGTCTCTCGTCGGTGCATCTGCTGCAATCGCAGTTGATGTGGGATTGGTGCTCTGGAAGAGGCGTAAGCGCAATGGCTAATGTTATCGACTTGCTGCAATCCGCACCGCTTGAAATCCATCAGGCGTTTTTGGGCTCCCTCCTGTCGGGTATCTTCGGCAGGAAGGACGCCAAAAAGGCAGCGAAACTCGCAGAGGAAGCGGCCAAAGTGCCGCTTGTGACGACAAACACTGCGGACGTTGCAGCGATGAACAAGGCGGCGTTGGATAATGGGTTCAACCCCATGACGCTACTACAGGCCGGTGGCCTGTCCGCCTTCTCGACTTCGACAACAACCGGGCATAATGCCATGGCGGCTGCGGCTGCACGTGGCGCGGTCCCGTCATTCGGGTCCGTATTGGCCGGGGCGGCGGAAAGCACACTTAATGCCTTTACAGGCAGTGTCTTTTCGTCGTTCGCCTCGTCCTTGGGGACGGGCTTTGGGTCGAGTTACTTTCCCCCAGCCCCTACAGGTAAGACTGATATGGGGATGGGCGCGGCGCTCGGGTGGGGCACCCCCACAAGGGGTTCTGCCAGTGGTGGCTTTGCGACCAGTGGCGTGGCCTACGCGAAGTCGTCGCGGCTGGCATCGGCTCCGGGGAAGCCCGGATCGCCAATGATGCCGGAAATAGAGGCACCAAAAACACAGAACCCGTGGGGCATGTTCAACATTGATCCTACGGTCGCTGGTGCAGAAGCGTTCGAAACGCGCTATGGCGATAGCGAGATTGCGTCAACACTCGCATGGGGTCTAACCGCATGGGATGATTTTTGGTACAACACCACAGGCATGACCAGCGCCGATAGGCGCGAGAAATTTGGCAGGCCAGTGGTTAATTCCGCGACAAACGCAGCGGAAGTAATAAAGCAAAGCGTTGGCACGCGTACCCCGAAATCTGACTTTATGGCAGTAGGGGCGGCGCTCTGGGATTGGGCAGACCCATGGTTCGGCCCAAAACAGTAAAGCCGTGTAAAACCTGCCGCCGCGCCAGACGCGTAGGCAAAAACATCTTAAGAAAAACAGCCAATTTAGCCAAAGGGGTAAAAAGATGGCTCAAGTGAAAACGAGACATGACACGCGGCCGGTAGACGTGCCGCGCACGAACCGTAACCACCCTATACGCAATATGACCTCGCTTCCAGCGGGCAAGGTGGTGCCGCTTGCGGCAGTTCCGATGCTGCGAGAAGATGCGCTTAATGCGCGGTTCTCGTTCGTTTTCCAGATGCAGCAAACCGTTGAAGTGCTGCTCAACGGCATCGACGTGGTCGTCGAGGCGTGGATGGTGCCTCATCTGGCGATGCCAGAGTTTCGCACCATGGACGATTTGAACCTTGCCATGTACGGCGAGAAGCGTCCGGGTGAAGACGCGGTCACACCGTTCTTCAAAACGGCGGTGGCTCCGGAACCAAACGTTAATCAGGTGCTGCAACGCCTCGGCAAGCATCGCAAGCCGGGGCTGAAATATAATACAATGTACGAGCGGGCGTATAACCTGCTCGTCAATCATGCCCGGTCGGAAGTGTCGCCGCATATTCCATTGCGGGAACTGGATGACCGCACGTTGGCCCAAGCGCTCTGGCCGACCAACAAATATTCGCACCTCGTGGCGGATTTTGATCAGGCGGTCGCAGAGGGCGAAGTGGCGCTGAATGTTGCTCAGCAGAATTTGACGCTCAAAGGAACGGTTGGAGAGCGCTATGTCCCTGTCTCGGGCGATGGAGTTACGCCGGTTATGGCGACGGCGGCGGGAACAAATCGCGTCCTCCAGATGGGTGCCGGATCGAATGTTCAGTACGGTGGCGGCGCTATTGGCAATAGTAATATTGTCGATGTGAAAGGCCTACGTGCCGACCTGCAAGGGGCCGTCGCCGTGCTCTCGGATAACGGCATTTCCATCTCGCTGGCAAATCTCAATCTGGCCAGAGAAGCCCAGATTTTTGCGAACATTCGCAAACGCTACAATGCCCACGAGGAAATGATTATCCGCATGTTGATGGATGGTATGACCATTCCAGAACAGGCGTGGAAACACCCGGTCCTGTTGCGGCAGGGCCGCACGCGCTTTGGGATGAACAAGCGTTATTCGTCGGACGCT